GGACAGGACCGATATCGTTTACCCGGCAACCAGCCCCTATCAAGGCGCTGAACGTGATGAGAATGGCATCCTGGCCGTGAGCCGGCTGATCCGCGCTTCCTGAAACCCCTTTGGGGTCGCCGGCATCCCGCCGGCGTGAGGAGAAAACATGGCAAAAATAGTATTTCCAAAGCTTATCGATTTTGTCTGTGCCGCTTGCAAAGGCAAAAACGTCAAACGGGATGCTTGGGCGCAATGGGATCCGAGAAACCAATTCTGGGAAGTCAAGTCAATACACGACCAAGCATATTGCGATGACTGTGATGAGGAAACAAATCTCGAAGAGATTCCGTATTCCTCCGCAGAGATTCCAGATATTCTGAAGCGTTGCGTCATGATGCTCGACGAAGAAATCGAAAATCGCCAACATGGCGGCAACGCTGAAGATTGGGCGGACCTCAAGGCACTCTCCGATGACTGTATAAACGCTTTGATTGATATCGGCGAAATCGATCACGGATCAAACCCCGAAACCGCTTAGCGCGGTTGCTGCATTCCGCAGCATGAGGAGAAAAACATGGCAAGAGCGTATGTCGATAGAAATGGCCTGATTACGTTCACGAGCGCTCGGAGCATTCCAAAGGGCATGCTTCTGATCGCCGCGTGGCCGAACGAAAGCAAACTGCGGGAGGTCGTCGAGGTTGGCGCCAGACACGGCTACGAAGCGGGCGTTCTTCTGGTGCCTGGCGTGCCGGAGGCAGAGAACGACGATGCCGCCCTTGACGCTGTTATAGCGTTCCGGGATCAAACGCACCGGCGCCTCCAAGGCCTTCCGGCCTACGAACGGCGCGAAACCGCCTAGGCGGTCACCGGCATATGAGCCGGCATTGAGGAGAAAAACATGAGCTATTTAGACGTCATCGCGACGGTTCAAACGCCCGTCACGGCAAATGGAGCCATCGTGCAGAACCGCAACGGCGAGGCAATCGCCATGTGCGACAACTCGTTTATGGCGACAGCGATTGCCGACCTGATCAACAAGGGCGTACCGGCCGCTGAGGCGGAAGGTGTGCGCCATGCTGAGCGCCAGCAGCGCTTGGCCGACTTAGTGAACAAGTCGCTGGCCCCGTACACGAAATTGTAAAGCATCTGTCGGCGCGGAGCGCCAGGACCGCTTGGCGCGCTTGATAAACCATAGATAGGGCGATATCCCTGGAAACCGGCATTGCCGGTCACCGGCACATGAGCCGGAAATGAGGAAAAACAGCCTCTATATTCACAATCTCTGAGCCGGTGTGGTTCAGCCCGCGCCCCGGGGATCAGGGGAGGAGAAAAACATGGAAATCAATGGTTTTGAGGCTAAAAAGATCGCAGAAATGTATGATCACCGTATTGCCAAGCGTGAAGAATTGATCGTGGCAAATAAATCGCATATAGGTCAAGTTCGTACGTCAGGCTTTGAGCCTTTTCTCCCCACAGACGCGGAAATCCTTGAAATGGTTGCGGAAATGGAAGCAGAAAATCTCAAAGACCGGGACCGTGCTAATGCTCTGCACGACTTCGCCGCCAGAAATGGTGAGTATTATCCGCTTTCCGGCGAAGAAATTTAGATGACAGATCATCATGACCGAAATCAAAAAGCTGCCGAAAAGAAACTTGAATCATCACTAGATCCGGCTAAGAGAGATCTCTGTGATAAATTGGATGTTTTGCTAGCGGCGACTATGAATGCGGATAAGCGAATCAATAGCTGGGAGCTGAACTTTCTCAGCGACATCTTGGAGCAATATGGTCGTTATTACACCGCGATCCGCTTGAGCCAGAAGCAAATTGATATCGTGGAAAAAATCCACGATAAAGTGAAAGACGTGTTCGTAATATGAGTTATCGGGTCTTTTTTACAAAGACGCCATTGCTCATTGAATAACACCCCCGGGGCTTCGGCCTCGGGGGTTTTTCATTGCTATCTTTTTACTTGTAAACCACATTTTAATGTGTCATTTAACGCACTGAGCAATGGCTCGAATGTGTTTTTAGGACCATAGTTTAGCATGCCGAAAGAACATACCCACGACATTCTATCGCCCCCGCAACCCGGGATTTTCATGCTGCGCCTGGTCCGAAAGGGGCAGCGCGTGCCCGCCCGGATCATCCTGGAGAACGGTTGGTGGCGCGCCGAGATCAACGGGGTGGAGGAGGGACCCAGGGTAGAAGATCCCCTCGCATCCCGTTCCATCGTCCGGATTTGGGAAAGCGGCCAGATGGTCAGCCAGGAAGTGTTCGACCATGCCCTGGCGCTGAAAGCATGGGCCGAAAAGAACGATCCGACTCATCCCGCGGCTAATCCCCGTCAGCCGGTCGACCTCACAAAAATGCAACCAGTTTGGAGTTAAATCATGTCACTGCGCCTGCAAAGTATTGAAAACAACTCGGAAAACGCCGCCCCCATCGGCCATAATGTGGGCGCGACGCAAACCAACTGGGCTGAGCTGCTCGACCCAGAAGGTCTTCGCTATTTGCTTGGCGTCGAGCATGAATCCCTGCTGACGCGCAAGGACCGCCTTATCGAGATGAGCGACAACTTTTGGCTCGATCATCCCGACGGCATTCTAACCGATGCCGACGCGGCGGCCGTAACGGACGTGGGCGCCCAGATCAAGGCGCAGGCAAAGCTGGTCGAAAACACCCGGGTCATCGTGAAAGCGCCGTTTTTCCAGGCCGACAAGGCGGTGCAGGCCTTTTTCCTCGGCATCCACGATCCCCTCGATAAAGCCGTCAAAACGATCGAGGCCAAAATTTCCAAGTTTACCCGGGACAAGGCGGAAGCGGCGCGCAAGCTGGCGCAGGAGCAGGCCGCCGCCGCCAAGGTGGCCGCTGACCGCCTGGCTGCGGTCGCGATCCAGACCGAGAGCGCCGACATGCTGGACCAGGCTGAGATCGTGGCGGAAGAGGCCAAACAGGCGGCCCGCGTCGCCGGCGCGCCCATCGCCGCATTTTCTCAGGTTCGTGGCAATTATTCCATGTCGTCCGGGTCAATCCGGTACGTCTTCGAGGTCGAAAACATCGACCTGGTGCCGCGGGAGTGGCTGATGATCAACGAGTCCAAGGTGAAGGCCGCAATCAACGGCAAGAACCGGATCGACGCGATTCCCGGCCTCAAGATCTCTGAAGACTACAAAACCACGATCCGGAGCTGATCCATGTCCGAAGCCATCCCACGCCTGCATCAATACAAGCCGCTCAAGGAAATCAAATCGCTCGACGAGGCGGTTGATCATCCCGAAGTCATCAAACGGTTCCAGAATGCGCTTGGGGACCGCCTTGATGCCGTCCAGTATTTGGCCACGATCCGCAACCTGACGCGCGAAGACGAGCTGTTCAAGCTGGCGGACCTGTGGGAGCTGATCCGGTGCGCGCTCGACCTGGCTGAGCTTGGGCTACGGCCGAACACGCCGTTTGGGCATGCCTGGATTATTCCCCGGATTAAAAACAAGGGGAAGGCCAATGAAAAGGTCACCCTTGACCCGCAGATTGGCTATCAGGGCATGCTCACGCTGGCCTACCGCGCCGACACGCTGGAAAGCATTCACGCCGACGTGGTTTATGAGGGCGACCTTTTCGAGGCGGAATATGGCTCTGATGCCCATCTGAAGCACATCTCCCGAGGCTCGCGGCGCGGCCGGACGCCGGAGAAGGCGTATTGCCATGCCAAACTGAAAGGCGGGGGTCAGGCATTTGTCTATTGGGATTATGCGGATATTCTCGAAATCCGGAACGACTCCGAAGCGTATAAATTCGCCTACTCGATGCGCGATAAAATGTCCTACATTTGGGACAAATGCGTCTGGGTCAAATTTGAATATGCCATGGCCCGCAAAACGATCATGAAGCAACTTCTCAAGGATTTGCCGAAGTCCAGCGAGCAGCTTTATCATGCGGCCTACATCGATAATCTGGCGGAAGCCGGGCGGCTTAGCTATGGCGGCGCGGCCGGCGATTTGCGTCTTGGCAACCGGGAATTGACCTATTCGCCAGGCGCCACGCTGCACGATTTTGGGTTCAAGCCGCCGGTGGTCGACGTGCAGGCCGAGAAGGTCGCATCCAAAAATCCGGCCTCTCAGGCGTCTGGCAATGCGCAGCAGGGCGCCAAAGCGCCGGCGAAGCATGAGTCGGCCCGGACGACCGCGCCGGCGCGGGACCCTTCCTCTCAGCACGAACCGCCGAAGGATCGCTTTCCCGACGAGGAAGATCGGCAGACCTTTCAACTGATATCGGCCGATGGTGAAGTTTTGCTCGACGCGATCAACATCGTCGATTGGGCCAAGGAATTCGCGGACCATTTCCGGGACGTGCCTCCCGATATGATCAATGCCTATAACGAGCACAATTCCGACCACATCCTGACCGCGATGGAAGATCCGGACACGACCAAAATCATGGCCGCCCTTGGCTATGGCGGCCAAGGGCAGGCGCAGCATGCCTCCGATGACAATCAGGGCGCTGAAGCGTCGCGCAGTGATAAATGGGAAGCGAAGGTGGTAGAGCTGCCGACCGGCCGCACCAATGAGGCCGAGATTATCACCACATTCCGGCAGGCCCTCGCCGAAATCAAAACGCCTGAGCAGATGGCTGAATGGCGCCGGGTCAATCAGGAAGTCTTGAATGGTATGCTGACCAAACCGAAAATCCTGGCCTATAAGGAAATCAGCGCCAGGTCGCAGGCCCTCGGGATTCCGGCCCCCGGCTGATGGGGAGCGATTTCTGGGATCCAAATGCAAAAACGCATAACGCCGCCGGGGAGCTCGACCCGGCGGCGATCGCGCATGATATCGACGTTCACGGAACCGCGTGGGCGCACAAAAAGCACGCTGCTGACCTTCTGGAGCGCACGACCGGCGCCGTCCTGGCGCAGCTCACCAATGCGATCCGCCGGGAGCAGCCTGACCTGACCCGCAAGGAATCAGAGGATATCGCAAAGGGCAGCGAGGACTATCTGAACCACCTCTATGCCGCGGCGGACGCGCGGCGGGACGCGAACCTGGCACGCGTCAAATATGAGGCAGCGCAAGCCCGGTTCGAAGCCATCCGGTCGCTGGAAGCCACACGGCGCGTCGAAATAAATACGCTGCATCGCCGCTAAAGTTCCGGTTTTCGTGCTTGCAAAACACATCTTAATGTGTTTTTCTAAGGCCCGGAAAGGATAACAAATGAGCATCAGTCCAGAAGCCTTCGCCATCAAGAATTTCAACACCTTATTGGGCAGGTTGGAGGACGGAGAGCTCAATTCCGACCTTTCGAATGACCTCGAAAATGTGGTGCGAGACCTGCAGGAAGCCATCGATCGCGGCGCCAAGCGCAAAGTCGATGTCACGGTCACCATTTCGCTGACGGCGGATCGCGGCGTCGTCGAAGTGAGCGGATCCTACAAGATCAAGCAGCCAGCCAAGACGCGGCGCCGCACGCTCATGTTCGTCCATGCGGGCCGCTTCCTATCGCGGCAGGACGACAAACAACCCGATCTGCCGCTGCGCGTCGCCGGCGAGCAGTCTCAACCCCTTCGCAATGTGGAGTAACCAATTCAGATGACCGATTTTTCCGAGGCGATCAAAGGCCTAATTGATGTTGGCCATAAAATGGCTGGCGTAGATATTGGCAACGTGGAAGATTTTCATCCTTCCAAAGCACCGTTGCATTTTTTTCTCAGCGTGCCGGACGGTATTACCACCACGGATATTACCGAGAAGGTCTTGGCGCGGCTTGCGACCCCGCGGCGCCGCAAGGGCCACCTCACGATGCTGTCGCCGCGCAGCCTGGTCGATTACGTCAATCGCTACGTCGTGGATGGCCAGACCGCGATCTTTGCCGACACGGCGAACCGCAAAGTCACGGCGATCCTGAATTACCACGAGCCGACCGAGGACGCGCTGGACGCCGAGGCGGCCCTTGAAGGCGGAGACGCGGATTCGTCACCGGCGAAGGGCAGTGTTGGCGGCCCGGCTAAGGCTAAGACAACCTCGGCGCAATGGGGCGATTTCCGGTGTTCCTATGCGTTTCCGCTTTCGCGGCAATGGAGGACATGGACGGCGTCGAACGACAAGCCGCAGACCCAGGCCGATCTGGCCCATTTCCTGGAAGACAATATCCGGGACATCGCGGATCCTGGTACGACAGTCATTCCTGAGAAAGTGAAGATGCTGATCGAACGGTTGAACCTGCATGTCGGGACGCCTGCGAGACTGCTGGAGACGGCCCGCGGTATGGAGATTCGGTCCACTGAGAATGTGCGCCAAGCCATCAATACCGACACCGGCGAGCAAGTCATCACCTATGAGCAGGAACACTTGGGCGGCGGGAATCCGACGCTAACTGAGTTGCGCGTTCCGACCGCGTTTCTTCTGGCGATCCCAGTCTTCCAAAACGATGCGCCATACCTGCTTCTGTGCCGCCTGCGCTACCGGAAGGTCGGCGCCGGCGTGAACTGGATCATCAGCCTCCAGGGTATCGAGGCATCGCTGGAGCATGCGTTCGCCGAGGGTTGTGACACGATCCAGGAAGGCACTGGCGTTCCGCTGTTCTACAGCAGCGAGCCGCCCGGCGTGGCGCCGTGATCGCGGCGCCTGAAGCGGACGCGCCTGCGGCCATTGTGATCTCGCGCATCTATCCCGAGCCGGTGCCAGGCTGGGTGCGTGCCATCGGCCCGGTCAGCATCACCGGTGAGCGTGAGATGTTTGGCCGGGTCTTCCAGAAAGAGGTGACGATCCTGGCGACGGGTAAGCGCGCCGCGATTGATTCGCGGGAGGTATTCGAAGGCGAGAATATAGCCGCCTTTATCCCGCGCCCGCGCGGCCAGCAGATCGCCCTGGATATCCCATGCGACAGCGAGGGGCCGGCGGCGTGAACAGGCACCACGAAACTGTTGCAGAGTTACTGAGAGGCCTGCCGAAGGCGGAACTGACGACCGATGAACAAATCGTGGCGTCTTTGGCAGGCCGGGAGGTTAAGGCATGCCGTTGCGGGGAAACTTTCATACCGCGGGGCCAGCAGGAACAATGCGGCCGGTGCCTGGATGGCGCGGCATGAAGCCTTATTGCGATATCTGCCGTGGTGAGCGCGTCGTGCTGATGCCGGTTTACCCACCGGTTACATTTAGCCACGCCAAAAATTCATTAGGCGCGGTTTCAAAATCGATTTCGACACGGAAACTTCCTTGCCCGCAATGCGTCATGGTTCCTGAGGAGCGGTTGGAAGTTTTTAGCGAAATGCGAGCATACGATTCCTACGGTGATGATCCTGGTTTCATGTCTGCCGTCCGGAGAAGCATGGCACATGAGCTAGTTGATCAGATGATCGAAGCCGGTTTTTTTCGTTTTAAGCAGTCTGCCACTGATCCCATAACGGCCAAATTTAAAATCGAGCTATCGGTAGGCTTTGTCCATCCGGATCGTGTCACGTCCTTGGAGAAACGCGTCCGGGCGAATCAAGAAGTGGTCGCGGCCATGGTTGTGGCAGAAGCTCGCAAGACAATTGCACGCTGGGACTCATTCTTTACTGGGCTTGAAGGGGGCATCCGTAAATCGATAGCCATGGACGCGGTTACTGATGCTTTTCAGAACGTTCGCTCCAAATTGCCGGAACCAACATGAGTACCATATGCGAAAGCTGCGGCGGCAATGGCTTCACGACGGCCATGGTCCGCACACAAGCCGACACCCCACTCGTACGCGACGGCCGGCAGATCGGGAGTGGCGTGGCCACGATCACGTGCCCGCGCTGCAAGGGCGCCGGCGAGATCGACTTGGCGCATGAACTTTGGGCGAAGATCGGCGCTACCCATCGCACCTGGCGCATCGCACAGCATGAAGGGCTGGCTGCCTGCGCTGAGCGCCTGGGGATTGAGGACCGGCATCTCAATGAGATGGAGCATGCTCTTTCTGACCCGGCGCCGCTGCTGGCGGACATTCCGGATGTCCTGAAGCAATACGAGAATCTGCCCATGACGCATCGGCGCGCGGCGTGAATTCCGATCCGTCGGCTCTGCAGCTTGTTGTCGCGATCAATCTGTTCGCATTTTTCTTGCTGCCATCGTTTCTGAATTGGGCGGAAGGAAAGGCATCTGAGTCTCTAATTCCTCTTTTGGGGTTCTTCTCTTTTCTCGAAATTTTTATCTAAATAGGAGTGTTCTAATGGCCAATTCGTTCGATAGCGATCTGGAAATCTACGCCAAAGTCCAAACAATTTTGAAAGAGGCTTTCGAGAAGCTGTCTGCGCTTGATGAGCCTGAAATCTATCTGAAGGGATTCGGGCCGTCTGATGCGGCTTCAATGATCGACGAATATCTCGCGCCCGAGCCACGCCTGATCGACATGCTCGTCGATGAGCAGAACGAAATCGAAGTCGATAAAGCTGCCACGCTGGCGGATCTCCGACGCGATGAAAGGCTTTGCGCATGAGCATTGAAAGTTTTCGGCGCAATCCGCGCGAATTTTACCGGGCGAACGAAAAGAAATTCAAGACATGGCTGCGCGAAAACGGGTCGGAAATTATGGCTCCAAGCAACGCTTATGAGGTCCTGAGATTCACGACACCGACGCAGATTGGCCTGATCCATAAGAATCAGAAGCAGATGATTTCTTCGATAAACCCGGCCGCCTATGAGGCTCTTGGGGCGTTCGCGGAAAAGCGGCCATGGCGCGCAGTGCCGGCGACTGATCGGAATACCCGGAGGTATCAGGTTATTCACGCACTGATCAGGCGTGACGGTCCAAGGTGTATCTACTGCGACCGTGACCTTCAGATTGATGAAATGACGGTTGAGCATTTTGTCGCTTTGACGCAGCAGGGACCAGACAACCTGGCCAATATGATGATCGCCTGCGAAGAGCACAATAAACAGGCCGGCTGCCTAAGCGCACCGCAGAAAATCAAGATGATCCTGCGGTGCCGCGGCGTATCACCACCTGTAGAGAGGACCGCAGCATGAGAACCTCCCTTTTGCCTGAGCAAATCCCGCTCTCCAAAGAGCCATGGACGATGACCTGGTCGATGGTCGGGAGGTGGCTTCTCTGCATGGGCGGGAAGGCCAACGGTTTCTACGATTTTGCCATGCCGTCGGATCGGGAAGCGGATTGCCGGTTGGCCATTGCAGCTCCCAGGCTCAAAGCGGCCTTGGAGGAGATCCTAGACTATCGCGGCGACGCGAGTTCGGCGCTGGACGATCCTTACGTGATGGAACGCGCTCGCCAGGCGCTAGATGCATGCGAGGCAAGATGAATCCCTACGAGGTTTTGGGTCTGGGGTCGGATTGCTCAAAAGAGGCTGTGCGCTCTGCTTATCGCGCTATGGCGAAAACTCATCATCCAGATAAAGGCGGCGACCGGGCGAAGTTTTCTGAGATTAAACTGGCTCACGACATCCTGATGGATGAGGATCGCCGGGCGCGATATGACGCCACCGGCGAAGCAACGGAAACCGAACCGGACAACAACCGCAGTGAGTGCGTGATGAGGATCAAGACCGCGATCCTGAATGCTACCCAGATCGCGCGGAATAAGGCGCAGGAATCTAACCCGCCGCGAGGCCCGTTGACCTACGATATACTGGCTTTGGCAAAAAATAACTTGGTTGACCACAGTGACCAGGTAAAAGCACAGATCGCCAGTATCGAGGCTCGTCGCGATTTCATGATTGATCTTGGCGCCAGGTTCAAAAAAGACGGTTCCGACGATATTATCGCGATGATTTTTGCCGATGATATTCGCACGATGAACGCAAATATTCTCCAATGCGTGGCGGAGGTTGATAAGACGGCCGCCGCGCTGCAGCTATTCGAGGGATATTCATTCGAAGCCGATAAAGTCGATCCAGTGGCCGGCCGCATCATGGGCAAAATGACATTCGAAGATTTGGCATCCCTGTTTGGCGCCTCGCCGCGGGAAACAAAGTTTCGTGCTGGGCCTGGGGAAGAAAAGGCATGAGCTTGGAATTCAACCTGCCGATTTCCTATGGACCGCCGATGATGCAAGCGCTCATCGAGGGCCGGAAGACGCAAACCCGCCGGCGGATAAAACTGCCGAAATGGGCATCACCTGATCTGAACGATATCGAGATCGACCCGGTAAATGGTGACGTGACCACGATCTGCCTTCAGACCGGGTGCGAAGCAATAATTCCGCTTCGCTGGGAGGTCGGCATGCGACTTTGGGTTAAGGAAGCTCTTCAGAAGGTAGGCGACCGTGGCGTTTATTTGGTGGACGGGGAACCCGCATGCGATACATGGCCATGGAAGCGGTCGATCCTGCCAGCCATGTTTTTGCCGCGAAACCTGTCCCGGTTTACGCAGCATGTCAACAGCGTGCGTTACGAGCGGCTGCATTGCATTACCAAGCAGGATGCGATCGCCGAGGGGCTTAAAGCCATCACGAAGGACGGCAACCTGGTCAAATGGGGCATTCCTGACCGTGACGGAAATCCTGGAACCGATGATTTCGGTTGGCCGTGGGAGGAATGGCGTGTCGATCCGCGGCGCGCCTATGAGCGCTTGTGGATCAAAATCAACGGGGCTGAGAGCTGGGCCGAGAACCCATATGTCGCAAGAATCACCTTCGACACCGAAAGAGAGCATGTCGATGCCTGGAAAAAAGCAGCCTGACTGCGCCCTCTGCTGCGATACGGGGCTCGTCGTGCTGGGCGGCATAAAAGAGCTTTGCTGGGCGGTTGGCTGCCAGGCCAAATATGATCGAGCGCCCGAGCTGGAGGCAGAGCGCCGCCAGCGCCAGGCATTCTACTGCTGGCCAGCGTGAGCGAGCACGCGGCACGCCTATCGACCGCCGAGGTGGCGGCGATGATCACCCATTCGGCCCGCCGGGTCCAGGAAATGGCCCGCGCCGGCCAGATCCCGGGCGCCATCCAGATCGGCCGGCTGTGGACATTCGATAAGGCCATGTTAACAAATTGGCTGAAATCGAAGGAGCGCCGATGCCCAGAAAGCAGCAAAATCTCGATAAGAGGGATGGCATTTGGTACGGACGTGTCGTTATTGCCGGCCGCCGCTATCGACGAAGCCTACGCACGGGTGATGCTCGGGAAGCGAAAACGCGCTATGACGAATGGGAAAGCAGGCTGCAAAAAGCCGCCTATAGTGCAAAACCGGCCGCACCGAGTTTCAAAGCAGCCGTCATCCGCTGGGAAGCCGAAGTATTAAACAAGGCCTATAAGCCACAAGTTGTACGCCGCTATTTGACCAGCATCTCTATGCTGGAGAAGCTGATGGGCAACGCGACCGTCGACCAGATCGACGGGAAGATGATTGCGGATTACGTCTCCAGCCGGGCCGGCGCGGTGACGAATGCGACGCTGCGGCGCGACATCACCGCGCTGTCGGGGCTGCTGTCGGCCTGCGCATCCTGGGGCTGGATCACGGAGAACGCCGCGGCCAGGTTCGACCGGAAAATCATCCGGGAACGGCGCGACCCGATTAAGCTGGTCCGGGAGGCCGATTACCAGCGCGTTCTCGAAGCGCTGCCGCCTCCCATGGCCGAGATGTGCAGGCTGCTGGAGCAGACCGGCATGAGGCTGGATGAGGCCGTCACGCTGGAGCTGGCCGAGATCGATCATGAGCGCGAGCAGCTGCTGCTGGCCAGGACCAAGACTGACCGGCCCAGAACACTCCCCTGGCGCACGCCAGGCGGCGACGCCGGCGGGATCATCCGGGCAGCGGCCCATACCAGGAACGGCTATTTCATCGCCAACCGGAGCGGCAAGACATACGACAATTTTTCCTCCGATTTCGGCAATGTCATGCGGCGCTGCGTCGCCGTAGCGCAGCGGGAAAAGGTAGAATTCCGTCGCTTCCGGTTGCATGACCTGCGGCACATGTTCGCGATCCGGTGGCTGAAACACGGCGGCAATATCTATCGGCTGTCGAAGCACCTGGGCCACACCTCTGTGAAGACGACCGAGATCTACCTTGATTACCTGACGGAGAAGGAGCAGGAAGCGGCCAGATTCGGCAATTCTGATGTGTTTTCGGACAGTCCACAAATTCGACCACAGAAGAAAATAACGAGTTCGGAGCGCCGGGTTAGAAAATAGAAAGACGCTGGTAAATACAGCGGATTTCTTGAGTGGAGAGGTGGCCGAGTGGTTTAAGGCAGCGGTCTTGAAAACCGCGACGCATGTGTTTCCAAATCAATAAAATCAACAGCTTAATCACCATTTTGATGTGTTTTTTGCGCGATAAGCGCGGTTAAAAACGCGCGACAGTCCACAGATTCGACCACAGTGCTGATGTGGAATGTGCTCAAAATGTGTTGACTAAACACAATAAGATGTGTTTATTAACCCTCAGCCGGTTGATAGTTGGGAAGCCGCCGGACGGACGGAATTTCGAGCTGGATACAAGCAGCCAGGGGCATGTGCGCACATGCTGGTATTGCACCTAACCTGAGGTATTGCGACGCATGAAGCTGCCAAGGGCGTCGTTAGGAGCTGGGGTCGGTCAAGGGCGCGAAGGGGGAGCAGAAGCCCAGTACCCCGCAAAGTTTCAAGGCTGGGAAGGGCCGTAGGAGATAATCGGCCCACACTGGAGGTTCTGCTTGTTGGATCCTGATGAGCGAGAGATTTGGTACAAGCTCTATTTGGACTGCGGCCTCAGGAGTGCGCATCCCAGCGAACACCAAAAAGTTCCTTCATGGGCGAAGTCGATGTCGCTTATCGCGGAGCAATTTATCGACGATGACGGAAACGATACCGTCGATGGTGAGCTTCAAGATGCCTAAAACCGGCTTGGCGGCGCGGCCGGCCTACGATGCGCCAGCGGACAAAGGTGAAGGCTAAGGCGAACGCGCGCAGCAACGGATGGACACGAAGGAGGCTCTGCCAAGGTTTTGGCATCCGTAGAGATACTATGCCGCGGGCGAATGAAGGTCGGAAAAACGCATAATAATGTCAGATTTTGACATTAAATTGTCGGGGCCCGGCGCGCGCAAACCAAAGCCAGATCCGGCGGACGTGCCACACATATCCGGGCAGTAGCTTACGGCGGTCCCGTCCAAATCATCACCGAAACCATCCACAACGAGCTCCCGGGGGCAACCCGGCGGCTTTTTCCTTGCGCGCCGCTCGGCGCCGGGCTATCAGCGCTCCCATGCTGCCCCGCACTTTCACCACCCGAACGACGACAGGCGCTTGACCATGCGCCGGCGTAGCACAGTGGCAGTGCAGCACCCTTGTAAGTTGAAGGTCGGGAGTTCGATTCTACCCCGCCGGCACCAAGTCTCCGGAACAGCAGTAAGCAGGCTGCGAGGCGCTTTGCATGTTCCCGGCAGAAAACCTGTTTCTCTGGAAGAGATGCAGGCGAACATCATTCAGGGCGCATGTTCCAGATCTGACCGATCGTAACGCCCTTACTTGCTAGGAAGGGTGGCCGAGTCCGGTTTATGGCAGCAGTCCTGAAAACTGCCGTACCTTTGGGTACCGTGGGTTCAAATCCCACCCCTTCCGCCAATTTTAGTTTATCGCGTTCGCCGCCGGTGCTTCGGCCAGGTGAGCCCGCGCGGACTTTGATTTAGCCAGCGCCTGTTCCGGCGTCAGTCCGCCCGTCATCAAGCCCACGACCATCTCCTCGGCGCTGCGCAAGAATCCGATGTTGGTCTCCAGGAACTGGATGCGCTTCGCGACGAAGGGGGATTGCACCACTTCCTGGCTTTTCAGAATGCCGATCACGCGCTCCGCATCCTTGATGTCCAACTCGATGATCGCCTTCATTGCGGAGAAAGCCTCTACGCGCCCGCGGCCAACAAAGGTCGGAAGCACGCCCGCGATCGCTTGTTCGAAGGCGGCGTAGCGGTGCTGCTGGATCGACTTGGCTGGATCGTTCAAATTCGCCCGCAGCGTCATGCACATCGACATGAACGCACCCAGGATGATGGCGCTGAGGTCCGGGATCACGGCCGGCGCCAGGCGCTCGGCCCGCAGCAGCGTGATCTCACGGATCAGGGTATCGATCAGGCATTCCTGTGGCTCCGCGTGCAGCCAGCCGGCGGCCACGAGCGCCTGCACCTTGTCCAGCCGAGGCACGAGGTAATTCCAAGCCTCAACGATGCTCTTGGTGTGGGGATCGAGCTGCGGCGCGTCGCCCGGCTGCTCGGGTTCGTCAGGATTCTTGGCTTCCGGGGGCATCGGAGGCTCCTTCTATGGGGATAGGAATTGGGCCAGGTATGGTTTCTTCGGCGGCGGAGACTGGCGGAACCGTCGGCGCAGGGACGACGGGAGCGGCCGCAGGGATGGAAGGGGTTGGGGATACCGGAGCGGCCTGCGCCAACCCCGCCAGAGCCAAGGCACCCGTCAAAACCGAATCCTGGTACGCAAAATTACTGTTTTCTTGCGCGATGATCGCCATGACCATCGGCTTGCACAAATGAACATCGTGCAGGTCGATCACCGTATCTGGCGACACCCCGACCCGGCCGGCCACGAATTTGATATACGCCTCCGTGTCGTTCTCATTAGGAGGAGCCCACCGCGTAATCATGCTCCGAATGGTGCGAAGCCCGTACTTCGTTTGATAGTTCAGCAGTACAATGATGAGTGCCCGGATGCCGTATTCCGGCGTGATAAAGACGCAGAAGCGGGGATCGGTCTGCACGGGCGCCAAGCCATCCCATTCGATGCCTAGGTCCAGGTTGCCCGGATTATTATTGCGGATGCCGCGGTCAACCATTCGTTATGACCTTTTGCTCACGAGGTTATCCTTGAGAAACTTAATATCTTCCCGAAGAGGCGCAACGACGTCCTTCATTGCGTCTACGACGCGGGCAATCGACTGGTTGATTTCATCGCGGGTCGGCCTGCTCTCAGAAATATGGATCTGAAACTGCGCATTTGTCGCGGCAAGCGCGGCGATGGCGGCGCTGTTTTCAGTGCGGCAATTATCCACTTCATCCGCCGCTTCAACAGCTTTTTTGTCGGTTTCCTTGATCTGTTCGGACAGCATATTGAGAACCTGATCGACCCGCTTTCCGAATTCGTTGAACTGATCATTCTGACGCTGCCAAATGAAATAGCAGGCCGCCAAAGCCATCGCGGCTAAACCGATCGGGCCCAGGGCGGTCAGAAGGCTAGACTCCAGAATTGCGTCCATATCTCACCCCCACGCTTCGGTGGACCAGACAATTCAAGGTTGCTGGTCGCCTAGGCAAAGGTGCGGACAAGAAGCTATGCAGAAAACGAATAGCTACTCGGTACTTGGGCCGAAATTTTCGAGGATGTTGCGGACAGCGGCGGCATCTGGAGCCGCCCGGATGGCCTCAATCGCAGCCATCCGGGCGGCATTGATAGCGAGGTGAGTCTCCATCGATGCTTGGGCGCCAGCCCGTTCAGGGTGACCCGACAGCAGACTAAGGTGGCTCGCGACAGCCATAGGGTAGCCGCCGGCATCTTCATGCGCTGCATGAGCAGCCCGAGCCGCGGCTGAAACGCGTCCAATCGTCGCCCGGCGGTGTTCCTCCAGCGACATTCCAAGGTCAAGTCGCATTGATCGTTGTGCTCCAATCCTGGTGCGAGGGCCGCAGCGAAATGCTGACAGTGATCGCGCCGGCGTGTGTGCTGGTGATGACGAGCTCCCCATCGGTTATGGTCTCCGGGCCGGCCGATACGGCGCCGTATATCCGCGCGCTGGCGCCGGCTGGTATGCCGGTAATAGTCACTTCGTCCGTTCCGTTGGCCGTGAAACTTGTTTTGCTCAAAACCAAGCTCATCGCTGAACGCGACGCGACGGCTCCGCTCGCAACATAATTCTCAGATGCAAAAGCACGGAGATCAGCCGGAGGCTCCTCCAGCGCAACAATCCCTCCTCCAGCCGGCCCTGTTTGTTGCGCACTATCCTGATCGTTTACGGTCACGAAATATTTAATGGCGCCAGTGCTATCGTAAGCCGCAAAAACTATCATTTTGTGACCACCATCGCCACCAAAGACGCATAAAACTGCTGCCCCTCCGCAGGACTTGCACCTGAATAAAAGTTTACACTCAGCTCATAAGAATAGGTGCCGGAGCCCGGACCATCATAGGACGTCACTGTTTCACCCAAAAATACAGGGTCAATAAATGAAGGAGATCCGCTTAATACCACATTACAAATAGTCGTGCCGCCACGGGCGACTGACGCTACAAGACCATCGGCAACGTATCCATCACCTCCAGAGCTCAAGGCCAAACCGTAAGCTGTAACAAAAAGAAGCACATATGCGTCAGATGGAACCGTAATCGAAAGGCTTCCTGAAGCAGAAACATCATCTAAAGTGAAAGTTTGAGTAGATAAAGTCAGTTCACTCGTCTGCGTGATTGCATGAGCCGCGATCAACGTCCCTGTGATCGTCGCATTTTCGATCTGAGCATTGGTGATTTGCACCGTACCAAAATTCGCCAAAGACCCGAGAACAACACCGGCGTTCAAAGTTCCGGCCGTCAGCAAATTCGGTGTCACGCCTGTCTGCCAGGCGCTGCTGGTAGTGTTCCAGGTATAAACCGTGAAATTGCTCTGCCAAACGATTGTCGTCGCGCCGCCGGCCGCTGCCGGATTGGCGGGAAGGGAAGTGCCGGTCCAAACGCCAATCGGCTGAAATTGAGCAGCAAAGGCATTGATCGTGGCAATCGCGCCGTTGCCAATGTCAGAACCCAAAATGTAGCCGATTTCGACTTCGACATCCGCGCTAAGAGCGCCCACGACAGCGGTTGATGTCACCGCCTCAACCCAATAATACCAGAATGTTCCCGGCGTCAGGGTCTGACTGTCGCCATCGAGATAGGCTGTTCCTGATGTGGTGCCGATCAGCGCGGCGATTGATCCGGATTGGTGCGGCGCTACGGAGGTCGACGACCTCCAGACATTATTATACTGAACATCCCTCTGCGTTGAAGCCACCCATTGCAGATAGACCGATCTGTTGCCTCCCACGGCAGTCAGGCCGGTCGGCGCCGGCGGCGTATTGTTGGAAGTTCCGGAAATGACGAAAGAGGACGAGTACGCCCAGGAGCTCGTGGAGCCATTGGTTCCGAGAGATCGCACCGCAAAGTAATATGTATCCGGCGTCAGGTTATCGATCACCACCGAAGCTCCGGTCGGCGTGAGAACCGCGACGGTGGTTCCCTCGGCGTTCACCACCGACACCTGATACTGCACGATCCTGCTGTCCTGCGGCACGGTCCACGACACCGTCGTGCGCACGATCGTCGTCACGCCCTGACCCGCCAGAGTCGTAATCGCCGTCACATTGGTCGGCGCCGGCAGCGCGGAAATAAGCTGAGACGGTACCGTGCTGAAAACCGGGATGTTCAGCGTCTGAAGCGTCTCGACCAGTGAGAATTTATTCGGATTATAGCTGACGGCGACGATCTCAAAGATGCCGCGCTCTTTTTCGGTTATGCCAGAGACCTGCCATTCCGTCGGCGGCGAATTCGCGTCTTGCAGAATAAACACGGCCTGATCGAGCGGGGGAGACGGGAGAGGTGTAGCGAGATTGGCAATTGTGTACGACGCGCCAACCTGCGCTTCGCTATTCGGATCGAATGAGGGAAGGCTGATAGCTGCAAGATCTGCGCCCACCCTGGCATAGGGATATAAAACTATGCGATTCAGGTAAAAAGGATTCTGTGCAGTAACCGTGATTTGGTTAAGATTTACAGACACAGACGACGTCGTAATGCCATCGAGAAACGTGCCGTTGATGGCTTGCTGGATGAGGCCAGTAAATCCCCAGCTGATAGCTTCGCGCACACTCGCTCCTGGCGTAATCGTGCTGGAACTAAGAGAGGAAGTAACCCCGCTCGCCTCAATGCTTCCGGAAGTCACGCCATTAGCGGCAAAAGACATGGAAACATTGTCGACCGGTGCCAACCCGTTATGCAGGCTCAGCGCGCCGTATGCCGCTCCTGACGTTCCGCCAGGGGCGATCGCTTCGGCAATAAGAGTTCCGCTCGCGACAGACTGGGTCAGGTTGGCGTAAAGAGTATCGGCAGCGCGCGTTACAGAGGAGCCAGATGTCAAAATTGTTGATGTCGCGACGCTGCCGAGCTCGCATTGTGCTCCCCAAAGATAAAACACTGATGTCCCCGCAGTGTTTATCTGGATCATGAGATCAGTGGCACCGGATGGCACTGAAACAGGTGGTAGAACAATTCGCTGCCAGCTCGTCGTTATGCTGACGTTGGTTGGCGCCGCGACCTGACTTCCACCGGAATTGTTGTATGAAAAATAAAACGACTGCGTGCTCGCGGTCGCACCCTTAACCCAAATCGACTGCGTATAGGTATTCGGTAATGTCGCTCCCACAGCATATTGAGTCCTGACGCCGCCTCCATTTGACGTTATCTTAGTTGCCGTAGTCGTTCCATCGGGGGCGACGCCTGAATTGGCGACAATTCCAGGATATGTAAAAGCATTCGAGATCAAGTTCGAATTAGGACAAAGATTGGTGGCGGCCTGTTCCAGGAGAAGTCCCGGAGATCCATTGGCATAATCAAACCGGGCAACATTAGCCGCCGCGGTAGAAACGCCACCAGAAGAATTTATATATGTTGCCGACGTTGAACGTGAGAGGCTGATTAGAGGCGAAGAAATCGCCGTCTCTGCCAGAAAATCCTCGCTGAGGATATAAGGAACCGACGACACGTTTGTGTTCGTGAAGCTCGAAACCGTTACACTTTCCGCAAGTGTTCCGTCCTCGAGAACGACAGTCGCGGTATAACTTTGACCGGATACTGGCGTGAAAGGCATGTCGAGCGCCAGCTGGGTTGTCGTCGAATTAGACCTTAGCCTGCCGCCCATCCTGATGCCCGCAATATTGCTATCCGCGATCAGGATCAGATTGCCAGGCGCCACGCCGGCGCTATCCCAGCTTACCGAGAAGGTGACAGTTTCAGTCTGGAAATTCTCGGTATAAAGGAGCCAGTTGCCGAGCCGGTGTGCCAGGCCGCGCGAGGTGACCCCGAAACCAACGATATCAGACGCGAAAATGCCGCGCTGCGCGACTTGCTGCGGCAATTCAACCGGCTCGACACCGGGAAGGTACTGGTTATTAGGGTCCGTAAAATGAACGTTCGCAGTCGTGTGCCGCGTTTTGAGGGAGGTTCCCTCATAGACGAAATTGCCATTTATGACATTCGCCGCGGTGTAAATTTTGACCGGGTTTTGCGGCATGTCTGCCGTCACGCAGACCTGGCCGCCCGCCCAATAGGCTTGACCCCGGAACGTCGCGGCAATCGCCTGCATCAGCTGGAAGGCGCTGGCGCGCTGGTTGAACACGCCATTGAGCTCATAGCGCGGTTCTGTGCCGCTTCCCCCCGTCGTCACCAGACCGTCGCAATATTGAGATATCTGATAGAGCTGCAGAGCCGCCGTCTCCAATTGAGCAGCCGGCAGGCCGAGGCCGTACCGCGCGCTCTTTATGAAGTCGTAGAAGCACCAGGCTGGATTAGAGGTCGTCTCGGCCTGAAACGTCACATAATCCCAGGATCCGCCGCTCGTGCCAGGGCCGGTCGATGCATATGTCCGGGTCGTCGCATTATAGTTTGCTGGCACTTCAACGATAATGCCATCGATCAAATAGCTTCGCGCCGGAAGCGTCGAGCCAAAAGCTTCTGAGTCGATTTCGAGCGCGATACCTGCGGAATCTGAATAAGCGATCTGATGATCCGTGATCAAATCGTAAGCGAACCAATAGAGCTGGTTTATCGTGGTTGAAACAGCGCTCTCCGGCGTTGTCTTGACGATCTTGACGCTCCAAGATGTCGTACCGGAACCGGCGCCTGGAAGCGCAAAAACATAACTACGTTGATACGGGCTCGTACATTTCCCGCTGATAATATCAGTTACTGCTAAAGAATAAGTTCCCGTCGTAGTTCCTATGACGGGAGCGCAATATATTTCGAGACCAAGATAAGACGGATTGATATCGCCATTTTGGGTGTTCGTGGCGTACAATCCTGGCAGCTCAATGGTGATCCGCGTGGATGTCGCGGTGGTGCTTTCGAGATCAAGAATTACCGGCGTGCCGTACAGCACCTGCTCGTTTACGCTCACAGTCTCTGTGGCTGATGGATAACCAGGAATCGCCACCTGATCAGGCGTTCCGTATAAAACGTACCAAGTAACTCCTCGGAAGTTCCAGGTTCCATCGGAATTCATCAGGGGCGTATTGTTGAAAAATATCGATTGAGGGCCGTTGACCAGCCCTCCCATTGGTCCTTCCGTGAGGATGTCGATAATTCTGACGACCGATTTGCTTTCCAGTGTGTTCGGAGCTTCAATACCGCCGCCGCCACTTTTACCGCCGCCGCCCTTTCCTTGCGCGCCGGACGGGAGCGGATTTCCGGAGTCAAAGGCATCAAGCGCGCCGGAATAGCCTCCTGTTGAATTCCAAAATGGTGCCGCACCATGGAAATCGGACGTGCTGGTGTTATAATCCTCCGCCGAGTAAGAGCTCGCGACAACCAATGATCCGACCCGCGTGCGGCCATAAACGAGGGGCACAGGCGTGCCCTGACCGCTTGTGTTGAGGTTGCCGTTCAGAAGGTAGGATTGGCCGAGGCCTGGCTGCGGCGAGATTAGGCGCGAAATGCCCGAAAGCAGAAGAGAGGCACCGATTAAAGCAACAGTTCCCACCGCTGAGAAATAGGAAAAAGCAGATACTTCGGCTGGTATCAAATACGGCTCCGCGATTGCCAGAGCCACAGCCGCAACGATAATGATCGCGCCTAGAACGGTCTTTAAGGTTCCACCGTTACCGCCGCCCCCGCCTCCGCCGGCCGCGACCGGAAAGAGGTGAATTTGACGCGCCGGGCCGATCTGCATGTGAAGCATCGACGCATCAAGGTCGATGCCTCCATCCAGGCTTCCGCGAACAACCCGGTATTCACCTTCCTCCAGCACAAAGCGGATTTCCGGCCGTACAATCAGCATGTTCCTGATCGCTGATGATACGGTCGAACCTGGAACGACCACGCTTTCACCAAAATGGGTGCGGAGCTTTCCGTGCAGATGAATCTCGCACGTTTTCATCACCGTATCGCGGGGAATGATCGCGTTCATCCAGTGTAACGAAGCCAATTGGTGATGAGCTTGACCCATTCGCCGAGCGGCTTGTGGATCGATAGGCATTGGGCCGGGTGGTGAAGAATATTGCCGTTACCGACGTAAACGCCGCCGTGATTTGGTACCTTTGATCGGATACGGACAAGGAACACATCGCCAACGTGCGGATCCCGAAGGCCTTCAGAGCGGCCGAGATCAACGAAGCCGGCCTTCCCAAATTCGGTCATGTAGAGATTGGCGCCCTCTTCCCCGCCCGACCACCAGGAATCATCCCTGAAACCGACCGGCAGGGTGATTTGCCGCTCCAAGCGATACCAATCGCGGATCAGCGCGTAGCAGTCGCCCGCGCCGTCCGACCCGCTTGGACCGTGTCGAAACGGCCGCCTTTCAAGTGGCGGGATTTCAAGAGTGTCGCCCCAGAAAAACGGGATGCTGACACGGTTGCCGTCCGTGATGACCAGACCCCATGGGATGTCCATGGCCACCTGTTGCCGCATATCCCACGAGCTCGGCCCCATTGGGCCGCCGGGGTGGCTATGCACGACCGCCAGCAGCTTCCCGGCCGCGAGGAGTTCATTGCAAGCGTCCCGGCAGTCGAAGGCCCTGTCGGGCACCGGATGCTTGTTGACGAGCGGGACGTAGCCGTCTGGTGTGATCGCGCCGCAACATTCCTTCGGGTATTGGTCCAACGCGTGTTGCTGGATTTTGCCGATGTCGGCCGGCGTCACGAATGGGGGAAGATTTACCATCAGCCAATTCCCGTCAACGACGCACCGGGAAAGGCATATGTCGGCAGAGAATCATTCTGAAAACGCAGCAAGCAACCCGAATTCAGCTGCTTGGAGCAGAAATCCTGAGTCGGATCGGTCGTGGAATTTCCAGAGGTATCGAAATAATTTGCGCCGGTGTAGGGGCACGTTCCCTGGATGAAAGCGCTCGTGGCCACATTCCAGAACCGGTAAGTGCGCGTGCAGGCATCAGAGAGAACCTGCCTGCCGGGAAAGACTTTTCCTTGCTGATCGTAAGAAATTGCCAGGGTGAATTCGACATAGTTTTTGTCGTGATGACTTTTCCTGTCGACGTAGAAAATGTCAGGCCCGATGAAGGCTGTAGGGTCCGCGTCGACCGCGCCGTCCAGGCAATTTGCGAAGGTGCGTATCCGGGTGACCTTGGCGCCGACCAGGTCGGCGAAAGATGCCACCAGCGCGCCAACCAGGCCACCGAGCGACGAAATTGAGATCACCGGCGCGGCCACTGTGCCCTGGCCGCTGGTTTTCATGTCAGTGAACTCGATCGGCAGTGGACTATAGGAGACGCCGCCGAAAAACAGCGGGGCGGCTCCTATATTGCCTGGCGTCCAGTTATACACGGCGCCCGTGCCAGGAACGCCGTTGACGGCTGTGATCGGTGAGGTATCGAGCGAATAGAGCTCGATGCTGGGGGACGGATTCAGGGACTGGACGTTTCCCTGAAGATTCAGGTTGGTGGATTCACTCATGGGGCGGGCTCCTTAAAGGAGCCTCGCAACCGTTGGTCGCCGCTTTAGATCTCCCTTTTTGTCTTGGTTCCGGGCTCAAATGGTGACCAGAATTGCCCGACTTAAACTCTGGAAGGACGTATTGGCTTCTCTATGAGCGATGGAAATACCAGCGCAAACGCCGCTTTATCGCTCGCTGTTTCCCAAAAGAATGACAATTCTTTAATGTCAATAATAGAAAAATTTTCTATGATATCGCTATTTTCTTTATGTTTATTCTTTTTATCACCCTGCATAGCTGTGACCCCGGTGAATCTTCGCCCCTAAAGACTGGCACATGCATGTCATTACACGAATGATTTATTTTATGTAATACATTTATTACAACCTTGCATGGTTTTAAAGAACGATAAGCTCTTCCAGATGCGGACCACGGAAGGGTTCCTGAAGCGAGTGGATGACTGGCGCCGAATGCAGGACGACCTACCATCACGTGCCGAAGCCATCCGCCGGCTCATCGAAATCGGGTTGCAGGCATCACCAACAGCACTCACCAAAAGGTTGCAAACCTCCAAAAAATAACATTAGAATGTGGTTTGCACTCGAATGCGGAGATCGAATTGCTCAAATTCAGGCTGATTTTAGCCCTTTTGTTTTTTGCTCCGGCTGTCGCAAATGCTCAGCAAGTGATACAAAAAGGCGAGTGGATTTTGGTCGACAACGGGGCGCCCGGTTTTATCTGGAGGTCTTTTTCAACCGAGCAAGATTGCCAGGACGGATGGCAAACCTTGATGGCCAAAGCTTCTGATATGCTTCTCAAATCACGCGACACATTTGATTACGATATGTATCACCTTCCCGGCCAATCCGAAGCTGCCCGGATTGATTATATAGGGGTGAGCCAAATGTTTCTCGAACTGCAATCGGCTATCTGCGTTCAACAATAAGTCGCCAGCCTTAAATGATTGGCTGCTCAGAAATCGATACTTCATATCCCCAGGTCGTGGCCTTTGCCCGCCTAACGCGGCTCGACGCCAACCACAACCGCGGCGTCGCTTCATCCGGCAGCGTGTAAAAAAACGGCTGACCAATATACGTGGTGAAAAACGTGTCGATCGCATTGTACTCGGCCTGCGCCAGCGGCTCAAATTTCAGCGTCGTGGAAAGTAGGGTAACGTTGATGCCGTCAGGGCTATACGCCGAATCTCCTGGCCCCAATTGCGACTGAATCAACCTTGGCTGGTTCGTAATGTCCAGCGGATATTGCGGATTTTTGGGAGGGTAAAAAGACGGATATGTCATGGAGCCGGTGCCAACGTGATCTGTAAGCTATAGCTGGTTTCGTTCCTGGTGGGCGTCCACATGGTCGCGACCCAATCGCGTGAGACGCCATCAGTTGGAAGGGCGTATGTTATCGGCGATCCCGCGTTAGACCTCAAAAAACTCACGATCGACTGTAATTGCGAGATCGATAACGGTTCAAACGTTAGCTGAACCGCTGATGATTCCGGCTCCGAGCCGTCGACAGTCCTTTGCGCATAGCCGTCCCCAAACGTGGCATTGATCAATCTGAGCGTCCGTGTTTCCTCGATAGGCTCCAGCGGAGGGAACGGCGGCGCGAATGTCGGATAAGTCATCGATCAGCTCTGCGGCTGGACCATGCCGCCAGGCCGGCTTTGCTCGGCGATCACGGACTGGGTTGCGCTTTTCAGGGTTTGGTGGAATTGGCGCTGCAGGCTTCGCTGCTGAGCCGGGCTCATCTGACCGCCTGACCCGAGCGCGTTCGAGCCTACAGTGATCGGCGCATTGATCGTGAAGGTTGTGCCGCCCCCGCCAACTGCGCCGCCCGGCGCGGCAACCCCAAGCTTTCCGTCCGCGCCTCGGCGCAGCGGCATAATCGCCTCCGGCCCAGCTTCGCCAAGAAGCGCCATTGGCATGGATGTGGGATCCGTGAAAACGTCGCCGGCGGCGAACGGTATGCGGACGCCCTTGGAGACGGCGCCGCCGGTGGCGAAGATGCTCGAGAAAAAAGTCCCGAGTTCAGAAAGAAGCCCTGGCGACGATGACAATGCCGCGTCGGCGCCAAGGGTTGCACCCTGGTGCGCAATCAATGCCGATGTGCTGAATACGGCAGGCGAGCTAAAAAGATAGGCCCCGAGTGATTTCAGGCCGTCAGTGAGAAGCATGTTTTCGCCCGTGCTGCCGAGCATGCTGCCGATGCCACCCAGAGTTCGGGACGATCCAGACGTGCCACCGCCTGTTCCTGTGTCGGTTCCAGACTGCCCCGATCCAGGAGCAGTCGTAGGCTCGTTCCCGGTCAGATAGTTCACAGCGTTGCTCAGGTTGCCCTGCACAAAGTCGCTGATCGGATTGCCGATCACGGTATTGAAAAGGGAGCGCCCAGCCTGCCCCAACAGGTTGGAAACCTGCTGCTGCGCGTACCGGCCGGCGCCGGGGCCATGCTGATAGGAGAATACCAGATTTCCGAGGGTGCCTTCGACCTCGGAACCGATCTGGCCCATCCCTTGCGAGACTTCTTGCTGCTTGGCGGTGACGACATCGAGCTGCGCGGCCGTCTGTCTGGTGGCCTCGAGTTGATCCCGCATTGCCTGCGCAGTCGCTTTGGCAGATTCCGACATATCTTTGGAGATCGGAACCATCTGGTCGATTTGCTCGGGCGTGTATTGCTCGTTCGCCGCAATGCGCTGATAGGGATTGACGATGCGGTTATTCTGCAGGCGTTGCATGGCCACTGAATTCGAGATGTTGCTTTCCTCAATGGTCTGGGCGGCCGACTGATTCGCCTGTGCAGCGGCAGCGTCCAGATCATTTTGGTACGTGTTGGGATTGTATGCTGATCCGAGTTGACGCTTTGCGGCGTCGGCTTGGACTTGCGCATTCGCCGCCACGGCAGCGTCCGGCCCCTGAACATAGGCCGTCGCCAATGTCTGTGCATCACTGGTTTTGATCGAGGTATCCGCAGCCAGGCTCGCCGCGGCACGCGCAAGCTGATCAATGGCCGCTACCTGCTGAGCCAAAAGTGTCGCCTGCTTTTCGGGATCAGGCGTGTTGGGGTTCACGACGGACGCCCCGGCCAAGCTGGCATATCCTGTCTGACCCAACCTTAAGAATGGCAACTCTGCATTGAGCTGCGCCTCCTGGGATTGGGAGGCAAAGGACATTTGCTGGGCTTGGTATTTTTGGCCTTCGGTCACCCCATAGACCGCGCCGCCTGCGGCTACATCTCCTGAGCCTAAGCTATGTGGGATTGTCCCATAATCTGCGGAAACCTTCAGCCTGTCAGACGGATTTGACCAGCTTCCGCCAGAATTGGTCATCAGATCCTTGTAATAGGACACCATCGCGTCGATGGACTTGCCGGGATCTGTGCGATAATCGTATCCCTTCCCCATGAGGCGGTATGCTTGAGCGGTTGTCGGCTCAAATTGACCAAGTCCGACGGCTTGACCGTTGCGGTTTGTAGGGTCGCCAGAGCTTTCCAAATACGCATCTGCACCAATGAAAGAGGCTGCCGACGGAGGCAGGCCAGCATGCTGAACGGAAGAATCGATCTGCGGCATGAAAGGCGCCATTGCCGCCTTTCCGGCCGGCGGCAGCATGGCAAAAGGATCTGTTGAGCTAAGCACGCCAGCCTTTGCTCGATATGCCGCCATAACGGCATCCTGCTGACCAGGGGGCGCACTCATGGCAGCATCATATGCGCCGCCCTGAGTATAACCGCTAAGCGCGCCCTGGAGATCATCCAGGGATCGGTTCGTGTCATCGAGGCGATCCTTGAACTGGACAATGCTGTCGATCGCATTTTCGAGGGCGGTTTTGGTGTCGCCTGTCGCGGTTTGCAGCTGCGCGGCAAAGTCCAGCTCGGTCTGGGCGCGATTGCGCGCGTCGCTTCCCTGGCCAAAGGTAGCGAGTGTCGCTTGCGACGAAAACATCTGGGTCTGCGCCTGCGCCTGGGCATCCTGCGCGCTGGCGATCAGGTTGTCCTGCTGCTGGCGACGAATCTGCGTCTCATGGGCGTTGGCATCGCCTTTCGGATAATCACTCCGAAACTGTGCCATCTGCGCAAGGATGTCGTTTTCGGCCGAAGCCGCGCCGTAGGCGCCAGGCGCGCCGCCCGAGAGCGCCGAGCCGGTGGCAGCAAGCGATTTGTCCTGCTGGTCGTTCTGTTCCTGGAGCTGCTTGGTGGCGCGTTCCGCAGTGGCCTGCTGCGCCTCCAGCGCCATCGTATAGGCGTCGATTCTCGCTTTGGCAGCGATCGAGGCATCGCCGGTCTTTTGCATGGATTCGTAGAAGGCCTGTATCCCTGCTGCTTGCGCCTGATAATCGCCGGCACCGGCCGCAGATCCAGCCGCGCCGAGCGTGGCTTGAGCCTGTTGCTGCTGGTTCTGAAACAGGGAGGCTTGCCCAGCGGCGGTGTTGGACAAGGTCTGAGACCAGATATTCTGGAAAGCTGCCTGTTGCCCCGGCGTCAGCGCCGCGCCGGGCGGCCCACTACCGGCCATCACCTGTTGGCTCGTCAACGGCGCGCCACCGGCGCCGCCTGTAAGCCAGCGACCAGGATCAAGGCCCAGGCTCTGTGCGTATTGCACAAGTGCCTGGGCCTTTTCCGTGCCGATCCCTTGATCGGCGACAAAGCCCGCAGCGTCGAGTTGTTGAAGCTGGTCAAAGCCCGGCCTTGCGGCATTGCCGGCAATGAACTGCTGCGCGCCAATTTGCTGGTTGAGGATCGCGGTGCCTTCCGGCTGGCCGAACAGGCGTCCGAGCTGCACGCCGTAACTGTTTGGGCCTGAAGACTGTAGATTGATGACGTTGGACTGCGCCGCTAACTCTTGGGAAAAGCCGCCATAGCCGAATTGCTGAGCAATTGCCGCGTCGGATTGGTCCTGCTGCAGGCGATCCGCGCTGCCAAAAGGCTTATCGGTATCGCCGGTTATTGGTAATTTCGGTGCGCCAAAAGCAGAAGAAAGCGATGGATCTGTGTAGTAAGTCACGCCGTTCCGGCCGCGATGCCTGACCGGATCGTCGCTTGATGAGTCAGGAAAGTGAAATAGGCCAAGGCGGTTCGCGTAAATATCTGTGAGCTCATCGGTGTTCAGCGCGAAATCTTTGAATGCCCCCGGAATCCCCAAAAATCCAGGGTCCACATTTCCGCGCGCCCGATCATAGGCGGCTGCGATATAGTTTTGATTGTCGGCCTGGTATCCTTTGTCCGTAAAGCGCTGCCACCACGCTGGCAAACCCGTCATCGGATTGCCTGCCAATTCTTGGTTGGCATATGGTGTTAAAGCGCTGCGCGAAAACGGATTGTTCGGATTCATAATCGCGAACTGAGCTTCAGCTGAGATCGCGTTCGGAGAGCCTGGCTGCGCCCCTTGAAGCGTTGCTAGAATTTCCTGTTCTTGAGGTACGTTCAATGAACCTGATTTTTTGTCAGCATCTATTTGACGCTGAATGATTTGGATCAATGAATCGCGCGAACCCGCAGTTCTGTCGTTCCTGACCGCGTAGCGAAGATATCCGGCTTCATCGCTGTACGCATCTCGATTGTACTGGTTTCGAAATTCAAGTTCCGTCCCAATTTGGGCCGCCTGCGATCCTTGCACGTCAAGCGTCTGCCCAATAAATTCCTGTCTACGTTGCGCAATTGTGCGATACGGCTGATTCATCAGCGCGGCATAGGTGGCAGGATCGATTGGGCCGGTTATCGCTTGCAGGGTATTATACGCCTGCTGCGACTGCTGGTGCGACGAGGCATATTGCACCACCTGCTGCAGGATTTGGCCGGCATTCTGCGACGTGCTGATGCCTTCCATGTTCAACAGGCCACGGATCGCCTGGCCGGCCGGCGTCATGTTCTGCATTGCTTCCGTGATGCGCTGCAGGGCGGAGGTCACCTGATAGGAGTTCATGCCCAGGTAGGTCGCCTGCTTGTTGAACGCCTCGAGCTGGGCGGCCGACGTGCCAAACAACGTGCTCATGGCGTCGAACTGCTGCTGGAATGTGGTTAGGGCCGACGTAAGCCCCTGACCAGCTAGTGTACCAATCGTGTCGGCCGCGGCGATCCGCAGCGCCGACAAACGGCTGGTGATCGTGTCCAAATTCTCGGAAATCTGGACGAAAGATGCCAAGCTGGCGCGTCCCGTCGACGCCAGCTGCATGAGTGCCTCGGAGCTGTCCCCAAAGCTGGAAACCAGGAATCGCGTCGATCCACGGACCTTATCAGACGCCTCGGTCAGCTTGTTTAGCTGATCGACGGCCGGTGGCACCTGCGACGTGTCGATCTGAAAGGAAAGCGATGCCACATCTGTCATTGATTTATTCCTTGGACGCCAAAACCTTCAAATAAACCGCGTCGAGCTGACGCAGCGCGCCAAGCTCCCAGCGTTGCAGCTTGATCTCGTTGATTTCTTCCCAGGCCCTGAATTCGATCGCGGGTATGGGAAGCGCGCCGACCTGGCTGAACGGCCGGCCGGCCGACACATCGCAAAAATACGTCCAGAGATAGGAGATGCACGCCGGAAGGTCGCACGCGGGCCGGTCTTCCGGATGACGCCGACCCGTCATGCGCTGCACCGCCGCGAAATGAGCGCGTAAAGTGTGGCCGTCCTCCTGCATCTTGCCGAGGCGAAATTCGCGCTCGGCAAACCACAGAAGGCGCGGGATCAGGTCGCCAAAAAATTGCCGTCATTCGCGGCAAAGCGCGTCGCCTGTTCGAGAATCCAGGTGAACCGCTCATCGATCCAGAATTTCCGAAAGTTTTCGGCTGTCGGAGGAAATGGCTGTCCGTCCAGCTCGGTGAAGGTCCAATCAACGGTTAACGCCGTGAGAAATTCCGCTTCTTCCTGGCGCTGCTCATCTTCGGTGAGACGCACGCCGCGCGCCGCGCGATCCAGGCGCCGATCCTGGATGACGCGGAAAACGTTTTTGTGCTCCTGGCTGTTCCGGCCGCGCAAAGTGATCGTGACCGGGTTGCCATCACTATCGAGCACGGGGCCGCCGGTCTTGGGGTTGATGATCGTCATCGGGACGCCGGCCGCCGATTTCGTGCGCGTATCCAGTTGGGTAAGATCGAAAGTCATGGGCAGTCCTTTCAAGGAAAAGTTGGGCAGCGCGATTTCCGGACCTCTTGGTCGCCCCCTCAAACGACGACGGCCCCGCTGCCCAGGCGGGGCCGTCTCATCCCGCCGGCCAGCGGGCGCTCAACCGCCGACGAGTCAACCGCCAGCGGTGAGATCAGACCGCCAGGCTATCCTGGATCGTGACGGTCGTGTCGTCGTACGCAAGGCCGGTGCCACCGAGCAGATCCTGCTCCAGGCATTTGAAGTTCATTGACCGCGTGATTTCCTTGTCGGTATCGTTCTTATTGTCCGAGAAGATCTTCACGCGCGGCAGGAAGACGTTGATAAAATTGGCATTCGCCGCGTTGCTGTCAGTCAGATACAGCTCGATTTGGAATTCCGTTTCGTTCAGAAATGCCGACGTTATGCCGTCCGATGCGAACAGCGCCGTCATCGAGCCGGCGCCCGATAGGGTGCCGAGGAAAATGTTCGGCGTGTAAGGGCTGCCGACAACGGCCGGCGCATCCGCGGCCGCTGAAATCTGTAAGTTGAACCCGGTGATATAGGCAACCGGCGCGCCAAAAAGCAGAAGCAGCCCCTGGGTCGCGGTGAGGCTCGTGGTCGAAGTCGTTGCCGCCGGCGAGGTCAGCTGCTGAACCGTGAACTGGCTCAATTGCTGCCCGGTAAAGCCAATCGTCGTGGTGACAAAGCCCGATGCCGGAACCTGAAGCCCAATCGACGTGATGCGGCAACCCGTCGCCAACTCTGACACGCTGATGTCGGAATACCAGCTTTCAAAACTGAAGGACCCGATGGTGGCCGTGGCATAGCTGCTGGGCATGATGAGCTTTTTGCCGACCACGCTCACCGTGACGGAAGCTTGGCCCGATGCATATGCTGTCATCGACGCGCCGGCAGAAGGGACAACCGCCGTTAACAGGGTCGCGGTGACTGCTGTTAGCAGCAGATTCACGGCATTGTTTCCGGTCGCGGCGCCGGTGCTTCCCGTGAGGGTGACCGTGTCGCCCACCTTGAACCCAACGGTAAGGAAGTTTGAGGCGGCGGAGCTGATCGTGACGACTGCGCCGGCTCCGGTACCGGTCACCGTCACGGCGCTATCGGTCATCGTGCGCGTCACGCCCGAGGCGAAGCTGTTACGGAACAGATTGGCGAAGATTTTTTCATAAGTCAGGCACGACAGCTGGCCCATGATCTGACCCTGGACCAGGCGGGAGCCCTGGCGGGCGTCCCGGATCTGCTGGCTGGGCAGGATTTCCGCGCTGTCGATCTCCTGGATCGACTGGTTAATCATCGCCTGCGTGCGCCGCAGCGTCTGCGCCGTGCCGGTCCCCACCGTGCCAAACGTCGTCTCAGGCAAAAATGCCAGGGTTTTGGCTACGCCACGTGCAATAGTCGGGATCGTCATTGCAGGACCTTTCGATATGCCTGTTCAAGCCTAACCGTGGATGCCATTGGTCGCCCGCGCTGCTTAAGGGACTGCCCTGGCATCAGCTCACCGTGATCGCCTGGGAGGAGAAGATGTAGTTGCCGGCGTTTGTGCCTGTCGCGACGATCAACTGCTTGAAATAATAGGTGCCGGCGGCCGGCGCGGTGCCGGCGTTGTAAAGCGCAATGGACCCTCCTGGCGTGCCGACGCAGCTCTGCAGCGTGCCAGACACCACAGTCCCCGCGGCTGGATTGGTGTTGCTCGCACTCGTGTCGAACCAGCACTGCGATCCCGTCGCGGTGATCGACGAACCACCAGCAACCGTCATTTGTACATCGGGGGTATAGGATGATCCGTGCGTCATGACGGTGCTCATGCCGGTCTGCCCGCTGTAATTGATCATCGCCGTGACCGCGCCGGTCGGGCTGCTACTGATCATCGTCCAGGTCAGGGCTGAACTGCCCGCTGAAATTGTAATCGCCGAACTTACTGCGACAGCGGACGTCGCTGAGACTCCCCAGGCATAGAATGTGCCCACAGTGGGCGGCGTGATAGTTACAGTCCAATTATTCCCGGTCACCGTTGCGCCGTACGGGAACGTCCCAGGCTGCGCCGTATTGCTGCTGGAAAGACCGATAACCACGGCGGTCGATGCTGGCGAAACGGTACCGGTGATCGTTAGGGATGCGCTGCCAGTGGTGGCACTTCCTGGCACAGAAACAAACGACAAGCTGTTGGTTTGGTAAAGCGAATCTTGAATCGTGATCGTGGTGTCGTCATAGGCGGTGCCGGTACCTCCCAGAATATCTTGCTCAAGGCACCGGAAATTGACGGACCGCGTGATTTGGCGATCATTGTCATTCTTGTTGTCGGTAAAGATTTTTACCCGCGGCAGGAATATGCTGACAAATTCAGCGGTTGGAAGGCTGCTGTCAGTCATGAAAATTTGAATCTGAAACTCGGTCTCGTTCAGGAACGCGGATGTGATCGCGTCACCAGCAAACAAAGCTGTGAAGGATCCAGAACCACTCAAATTTCCTCGAAAAATATCAGGCGTGTAAGGCGTTCCGAGCACTGCCGGCGTATCGGACGAAGCCGCGATCTGAATGTTGAATCCAGTGATGTAAGCCACCGGCGCGCCAAACAACATCAAGAAGCCCTGGGTTGCGGTGAGGCTCGTGGTCGAGGTCGTGGCCGCCGGCGACGTAAGCTGCTGCGTATTGTTCTGAGCGAGCTTTTGCCCGGTAAAACTGATCGTCGTCGTCACGAAGCCAGACGGCGGAACCTGAATGCCAATCGAGCTGATCCGGCAGCCGGTCGCAAGCTCTGATACGCTGATGTCGGAAAACCAGCTCTCGAAGCTGAGCGATGTTGTCGTCGCGCTTGCAAAGCTTTTCGCGACCGTCAGCTTCGCGCCCGATACCGATATGATAACGCCGGTCTGGCCAGACGAATAAGCGACAATGCTTCCGTTCGGCGGGGGCGCGCAGGTAAGAAGGGTCGCCGTCACCGCTGTCACCAGCAAATTGACGCCATTATTCGCGGCCGGGGCGCCGGAGCAGCCAGCCAGCGAAATGCCATCGCCGACTTTGAAGCCGAGCGTCAGAAAGTTCGAAGACGCCGAACCGATTGTAACGGCAGTCGATGAAACGGTGACGACGCTGTCGGACAGCCCGGCCGTGGTCACGCCACTCACAAAGCTGTTGCGAAACAGGTTCGCGAAAATAGAGGTATAAGTCAGGCATGAGAGTTGGCCCATGATCTGACCCTGGACCAGGCGGGAGCCCTGGCGGGCGTCCCGGATCTGCTGGCTGGGCAGGATTTCCGCGCTGTCGATCTCCTGGATCGACTGGTTAATCATCGCCTGCGTGCGCCGCAGCGTCTGCGCCGTGCCGGTCCCCACCGTGCCAAACGTCGTTTCAGGCAGAAATGCCAGGGTTTTGGCTACGCCGCGTGCGGTCGTGGGGACAGTCATTCGGGGGCCTTTCGATTGCCAAAGCTTTCAAGGAGCTTTGGCAATCTTCGGTCGCCGGGTTTTAGGAGGACAGCAGAAGGCCGGCGCTTGCCGACGCGCTGGACCCGCTGCCAGTCACGGTCATCGGGAAGCGGAGCGGCATGTTGGCACCCCAGCCGGAGCCCAGCGAAGCATTGATATCGAACCCGGTTGGCTTCGTCACACTGGCAAAATTATCCGTCACGGCGCACCCGCGGCCAATCTCCGCATCCGGCTGCACGCCCCAATACGTCCCTGGCCACGGGTAGAAAAAGCGGCAGCTCGTATGCGGGTTGCTCGGCGCGGACGCCAGCGTCAGGCTCAAATGCGTCGCATCCACCCGCGTGCAGGACGTCGCCTTGATAATCGCCCCCGGCGAAGCAATCGTTCCCCCATCCATGACCGAAAACCCAACCCCCTGAGACGCCAGCAGCGGCACCACCAGGTCATTACCCCCGTCATGCGTCACGGTCAGGGTCAGCGTCGTGCCGGACAGGTTGGCGGCCGTCACCTGCGGCCCCAGGCCGGTCCCCAGCGCCGACGGGATCAGGCTCGCCGCCAGCCCATTGCTCGCCAGAATCGCCCGCGCCAGCGGCAGCGCGGCGCGCTTATACAGCATCAGGTTATCAATGGCCGACCGATGCCCCCCATCGGTATTCCCGCCGCTGGCGACACCGGTCGAGGCATTCCAGCTCTCGTTCCGCGAAATCGTGTCATAGGTCTGCTGCACGGCCCAGATAAAATTCTGCGCCGGGTCGGCTGCCAGCGCCGCCAGGTTCTCCCGCATCGTGCAGGAATTGCTAGGGCCACCATATGGCGGGTCCCACCATCCCATCGGCAGCGCAGCCGCAGTCTTACCCACCATCCCGCGAATCTTGCCGGTCCAATTAACCTTGGCGGAAAAATCCACCGCCTTGTTGGATTGCCCGAATTCGAGTGATTCCGTCTCATCGTAGTTGGCGCAGATCCCCATGATCTGCGCGCGTTGCCCCGACGTTAGATTGTTGAGATAATTGAGGTATGCCACCCCGCAAATGCCCAATGGCGCCGCGGCCGCGCCGGCGGCCGTGTAGCCGGCACCCTGCGGGTTTGCCAGGAAAGCCAGATTGTAATTGGTCGGCGTCGCGATCTCGAAAATCCCGATCCCCGAAACCTCCGTCGCATAACCGCTGGAGCTGTTCGGCGGCGAGATCGCAAACATCGCCTGGCTCGCCACGTTGTTGGCCGAATTATTGAGCACATAGACGCCAGGGCCGCCGGTCGTGCCGCTGGACTGTGAAAGGATGGCGCTACCCTGACTCACGGTATTGTTGAAATCCGTGATCACACTCCCCGCGCCCAGCGCGATGCCAGACCCCACGGTGCTGACATTAAGCTGGTTGCCGGCGATCGACGCGGTGATCGCCGTGGTACTGCCATTGCTGCCCCAGTTTGAAAAATACGTCCCGGCGGCCGCACCCAGATAAAACGCCACGGCCTGGACAAGCGCAGTTCCTGCGCCATCCAGCGTCGAATAGCCCTGATTGCTTTGCCCACTGGCCACCAAGCTGATCGTGGAAAGCCCGCTGGAACCGCCTCCGCCGCCTCCTCCGCCGCCTCCGCCGCCTCCGCTGGAACCACTGCCAACGAGCAATGGACGTCCGCCAACCAAAAGCATTTTGCCGGATTTCAACAGCAGGCTCTGCGCCATCTCAGCTCACCGTAATGGCTTGCGACGAGAAGACGTAAGTGCCAGCGAGCGGCACTGCGCCGGCTCCGACAATCGATTGCTTTAAGTAATACGTTCCAGCCGCCGGGGCGGTGCCGGCAGCATACACCGCATACACGCCTCCCGGCGTACCAACGCAGTTCTGCAACGTGCCAGAAACCACGCTACCGGCCGCCGGATTGGTATTGGTCGGGCTCGTGTCAAACCAGCACTGGCTGCCGGTATAAGTGATTG